GAGAACCCCGCACATAATCCTGTAGGGATCCTGCCATGATCCTATTGTATAAATCCTCACGCTCTTTGGTGTGGAGTGTATTGCAAGCATCACGCTCTTTGGTGTGGCATATGTCGGATATAATGAAAACAATCCCCATTACAACGAGAATCAGAATAGCATCTATAGACATTATGCATCACCCTCTTTAAGCTTCTCTAAGATGGCTACTTCCATTTCATCACGCTTCATCGTGCCATAGCCTACTATAGTTAGCTCTTTAGCAAAAGCTCTAAGGTCATTCCAACTCTTAGCTTTTATAAGATTCATCTCTTCATCATCTTTAGAAGAGGGAATATCCGGCTTTAGACTAAACTCAGCATTAACAGGTTCAACCAACTCATTAGCTTCAACAACTGTCGTTTCGATTCGTGATGCTATAATCGCTTGAATATCGGGTCTAGCCATTATAAATTCTATAGGCATATTTAATGCTATTTCGGTAGCATATGGCTTACATACCTCATCTATGTACCTTTGCACATCTTCCCTATCTATTACAAGCGAAATAGGAGCATCGGCTACTATATCCTCTAGACATTCGTTACAGATGTTATACTTGGTGCCTGGACCATATTCCTTTACACCTAGTGATACTCTGGCCATGTTGGAGCATCCGTAGATATCACATATGCTATTATAATTGTAGGCAGATACCACTGTTTTCCGTTTTCTTTTCTCTATTTCTGACATTGTTTTTTCCTCCCGTTTCTTTATGATAATCTCTTTGTAGCCATAGAACTCATGCCTATTCGTTTAGCAAGAGCATCTTTATGCTTTTGTAGTTCGGTCTTTGGTGGAGCGGGTGGCTTAGAATGTTCCATATGATAAGCAATCAAGCCATACCCGGAACTGTCGAAATTATGATCTTCTTCAGAATCCGCTACCTTTTCCCTGTCATGCTCATCTGTTAGTAAATTAGGCATGTTTTCTATTAGATGTGTGCAAGTGTTAAATATCTGCAACTTGGCTGTAAACTCACCATCGGCACCAAGGTAAGGCTTTAGATACTCATGATATGTTGCTTTACGTAGCCTACGGTCTGTTACAGCTTTCATCATGCTGTATTTTAGTCCACCTTCTCTATAATAATCAGTAAGGTCTTTACCCGTCTGATCACGATGGTGCTGATTCCATGCATCTATACCCATTACAACGTAATCTATCTTTTCATATCCTTTGACTTCTAAGCCGCTGACGATTTCAGTGTGCTCCGATAACTCCATAACCTTCTTGGCTTGCTCAGTATAATAAACCTTCTCACTATCACGATATCTGGAATACTCTCTATAGATGAATACTTGCCCATCTTCCGATACTGTCAACCAATACCAGGCAAACGGATCAGCATAGCCATTATCACAGGACATCCACCTCTTCCAATGGGAGGGAATAGCGAAAGGATCGCATACATGGATATCTCTGCTGAACTCAGGGAATGCAGTACCTTCACCTGCTGAGAACGCCTCTTCTGGTGTTGCTGGATATTCCTGCATATACTTCTGTCCGGATGCCAAAGCTTTTTTAGTGGCTTCGTACCAAGCATTATCCCTGCGAGGATCCGCTCTCCAGTTCAAAAATATCTGAAAGAATCCATAATCTTTAGAATGCTCCCATATATCTTGGAAGAGAGTCATGCGTTTGGCAGTAGATAATCCGATTACCTTGCCACCAGTAGGGCGATTGATTGTGGGATACGATGCTGTCCATATCTGCTGTGCAAATTGTTGAAACGCCCACTCATCCAGTATTATTAGAGATGCAGTAAATGATCTACCACTGTCCTGTGCTGCTGGCATAGCAATAAACCGGGATAACTCACCATCTGCATGGTATATCTCAATCTCATGCGCCGTTGCGTTCCAGACAACTCCTGTGTATCCTGGAATAAATGCTTTGCCCTCTGTGCATATCCACGAGGGGAGATTACTAAGCATAAACCTTAAACGATTTACCAACTCCATCGCATCATCGTCTCTACGTGATAAAGCCACTACGGTGAATCCTACCTTGAATAGCATCCCCTGTAATGCGTACCACAAAACCAACCAGGTGAGACCCAACTGCCTTGCCTTAAGGATTATATTAAGTCTGTTAGCTATAATCTCTCTTAATGCTCTCTTTTGCTCTGGCCATAAATTAAATTTAGATTTACCAGATTCAGAATCTGGATCTTGTACCCAACCATAGTCATTAATGAATCGTTCTGGGGAAATTGCCAATCGTTTACGCTCTATGTCTATCGCTATGAAAAACGCTTTATCAATCTCCCTCATCGCCATTTACTGCCACCTTCTTGATAAAAGCGAGTCTATCAATCTCATTCATGTTGTTTATCTCAATAGGACCACCATTTGGACCAGTGACCTCTTTACGCTCAACAAACAGCCCTAAATATTTTCCTGCTTTCTCCAAGGCATTAAGCTTATCATGTAGTTTAAACTTAAAAGTTCCGTCCTTGCCTATAGATACCTCGCTTATCAATGCTCCGTCCACTTCTTCACTCGGTTTTGCATCTACAATCTGCCTGTAACCAAATATAGGATTGCCCTCTTCGTCCTCGTCAACCTTTATTTTTTCAGTCCTATACGCTAAAAAGTCTTTAATGTCTGAAAAACATATTTTTGCATATTCTTTTAGAACCTTTTCAACTGTTATCATGTTTCGATTTTTAAGTTCATTGGTGAGCCCTTCCAACCTTGTCTTTACCTTGTTGTCATTAGCTAATACACAAGCTCTCTCATCTATGGTCTTATCTTTCATCTTGTCATAGGCATAGGCTTGTTTATATGCTTCTCTCTGACTCATACCGGTAAATAAGCCTTGAGCAAACTTTTCTTGTTTGATTGTTAACTTCATGCTTACTCACCCCTTTATATAATAAATCACTTAAGCACTAATCCGTGTTTTTGTGTAACAGCTCCGTGATATCTCTCGCTCTTACCATGATAATCACCAGGAGTCATTAATCTCTCAGTATCCCTGTCTTGGTAATCATCGTCTATTACATTCTCAAGAAAGTACAACCTGTCTAGATCCCTTAACCGATAGATCACGATTATATTAAACAGTACTTTAGGATCATTCTTATAAATTTTATCTGCTATGGTCATATGGCACCTCTTAGAATATATTTTTGTTTTTGGGAATAACAAGATTGCACCTATTCACAACAAGATTATCCATGTACTCAATACATCAGTTGATGTACACTTAGGTCAAAGTCAAGGAATGAAAGGGAGGAAATCAAAATGTTAGTAGTAAAAAATTATGAGGAATTTAATTTCAGGAGATATAGCAATCCTTGGGTAGCTCAGGTCAACAATAATTGCATATTAGACTTTGCAGCTAAAGTCGGCGGTTACACTGGCGGTTACAATAAAGGTGAAGCAGGACAACTCTTTATCACAAATCCAATCGAAGGTAAAGTGTACGCCTTCGGACAAAGAGACCACAGGGGCAATAACGGTGGTTACAAATACATCAAGATAGTTAACGGGCAGCCAGTAGAAATTGACAAAGCACATCTTATAGAAGCTCTTTAATGCAGATGGGCGGGGCGGATCCCCGTTAATGCGCCAGCGACCGTCCAAAGCCGGTGCAAATAAAAATTAATCGGAGGAATGAAAAAGATGGCTAAATCTATTACTAATCAACAAAAATTAGATGTTCTGAACTCTCTGTATTCCACATTACCAAAAAGAAGTATTAGTGAAGCAGCACAGGAAAACGAAGTATCTAAGAGTACGGTTAACAGGATTGTAGAAAAATATGGTGAAAAGTATTGCAAGTATGGTTGGACTCCAGAAGAGCAGGATGAGTAAAAACTAGTAGCAAGAATGATTAACCTTTACATGGGATGTATAAATATATAAAAAATAAAAAATTAGGAGGAAAAAAAATGAAAAAGATTAACATGACAAGGTTGGCAAAAAAGACTGCTCAAGAATTAAATGAAAATTGGGTTTATTACATGGACACATATAAGCAGATAGACACAGATAAAATTCTTGCAATGGACTCAAAGGGCTTTGATCTCTATCAACTGGCAGATGATAACAACCAGCATATAGATTTTGAGTGGCAAGAAAAAGGAAAGACATTGAAAGAAGCAGTATTAAGGCATGATGCACGAGGATTCTTTCTGGTAAGCAAAGAGACGGAAGACTTTATAACAAAAGTCGATGTAGGGAATTTGGAAGAAGAAGTTGACTGGGTGTTGATTGAAGAACAAGCAGCCGAAGAAGGCTATGTATTAA